CTCAATATAAAACTCTAGCAACCTGTTTAACTCTCCGTCAGGAATTGCTTTAAGTGATAGCACATCATCAACTAGAGAGCTATTACCTGTACTAATCAATGCAGTTTCCCATGAAGTTGTATTGAGTTGAATCCCACTTTCATGTTGCTTAGCTTTATGCTTAGCCCGACCTTGCGTTGCTTGGTAAATTACATCCGATTTCTCTATCGGGGTCATGTTAGTAATTTCGTCAAATAGAGCAGGGAAGTTATGTAGTGTGCCCATGATTTGCAGCTTTGCATTTAACGTATCTTTAGCGTTAACGACTTGAGGTTTAGGGTTTCCATAAATACTAGCAATCGCATGTAGGATGGTTGACTTACCTGAACCCGATGCATTACTCATCAAATGCAATACGCACCCTTCAATGTTTGTATGCCTAATCAATAAAGAACCAAACCCCAAGAAGAATGCAAACGCTCTAGGCTCCATGCCCTCACGCCCATAGGTATTAACCACATCTTTCCAAACTTCAAAGCTACCCTTTGTTTGAAAGGTAGGCACAAACGATAATGTTTGTGTTGTTGGAGGACTGTATTTAATCTCTGTTGCCCGAACCTCATCTGAACCAACAATGATAGAATCATTTTCAGAAGTCCACCCAAATTGATTGTGCGCTTTTTCTACTGCTGTTGAATTTTGTAAGTGATCAACCCACTTTGATATATATGCCATAAGTAAATCCACCTGTTTTGGTAATACTGCCATACCGTAATACCCCAGCACATCTCTAAGTTTTTCTTTAGATAGTATTGAAGTAAGCGGCGCCATAAATTCTTTTACACTGCCTTTTGGCGGGTGTAGTTTAAATACAATCGAATGTCCTAGTTTAGGGTCTTCGATATGTTGAGTTACATAAAAGTCATACCCATAAACAATAACGTCGGGTTTGTCATCTTCTCCTTTTCTATATACCCCACCCAACTTACCTCGTACATACGGAAATGGGTATTGTGGAATTATGTGTGTAACTAATTCTTTAGTCTCTGCATCTTGTTGCACTACCACGTTATCTTCTTGTGATGCTTCAATAACTTCTTTAGCAATAAGCTTCAAAGGGTTTAATACTTTATGAGGACATCCCTCACACCCAGCTGGGTTGTGTTTTTTAAATGTTTCGCACCTGCGAGGAGCACCGAATGAAGATGCCTTTGCTAGCGCGGCTTCCTTGTCGTAATCAGGATGCTTGTGAGAAATAACATGGATAGCCTTTTCACGGTCAATACACTTATCTGCACATGAAATAGCACCGCACCATGTTTCATAATCTACCGTTTCTTGGTTCTCATACACATACTTAATCTGATTACACCCTTCACCTTGCATACTAAGAATTAATAAGTCCTTAAAGCTTTGGCTCATGTTACCCATTAACTTAGTAGTCATTGGGTCTAGGGGACCATAATTTAATCTCTTACCTGCAATCCCTAATCCCGTATCTAATGACGGGAAGAACTCTTTGTACTCATCGAAATCACGGATTTCTCCTTCTGTAACTATAGTTACAGGTAATGGATTAGCTTTGTCCTTTAGGTGCATAGTGCCTGGGATTCTAAGTACGCGAGCACCGTCCGCAGGTACGCTTAAGTCGACCTCAAAACCTCTAGCAACGCATAGCTTCTTAAATGCCTCAGCGTGAGGAATCCAATTCTCATATGACACTGCTTGCTTAAATGCCCAGTATGCGTGTAGACCGCGACCTGATGACACCACCGTTGGCTTTGGAGTACCTGTTTCCTTGCAGAACTTCTTTAAGGCTTTCATGCCCTCTACTGCTGTTGGATACGGCTTGCCCTCACCACAATCAATGTCTAAGTAATATGACTTTAGTTCGCTAATATTTGCAACGATGCGTGACTTAATTGTTTTAAACGAAGCCAATGCAAAAAACGCATCAAACCCATTATCAACAAAGCCAGCGGATTTTTCTAATAGTTCATCAACAGTATCAACACCTATTTGACGTACCGTATTAGAAGCCCCATTTTCCCCTTGCTTTATCCCAAACAGAAAGTATTTCCCACCCGTCGGTAATACTGATTCTAAAAATTCTTTTGGAGTAACCATACCGTCCTCATCCGTCTTTAAAAAATAGGGGGCAAGAGCATGACGGCAATGCTCCTTCGGTAGCTAACCTAGCCCCCGTTGATCGTTACTAATTTGTTTCGTACATTTGACGTAACAATACGTTTATTTCTTCATGGTGTTTTCTAGGCACATTGCTTTCACCTTTAAACCATGCGTAAACTGTTGTCCGTGATACGTCAAAGTGTTTTGCTATTTGCATTACAGGTACGTCATACATAACACAGGCAAGGGCCAACTGCACCCCCACCATTGTATTATCTGCTGAGTTAACAGCATCGATGAAGCCTGTAGAATAGCCTTTAGAAGAAGTACCCATTGTTAGTCCTCATCATCCCAAGCATTCAAAATATTAGCCACATCCGCTTTAGGTGCAGGTGCAGGCTCTTCTTTCTTAACTTTAACAACTACGGGTTCAGCTTCAGCTTCTACAACCTTTGGTGTTTCAGGCGCAAATTCTTCTTTCTTTTCTAAAGCTTGTTGTTTTGATTTAGACGGGGCTACTGTCATAGAGATACAACGTTTAGCCGCTTCTGATTTGCCCTTTTCCATAGCATTCATAAACGCATCGTTTTCCAAATAGCTGGTAGGTTTGAATGTAAGTTTAGGGGTGTCGGCATTAATATCAAACTTCATCTCTGTTACAACCGCAGATACAGGAACACCTTGCGCGCCTAAGAAGCGACCATAAGCTTGCAATGGCATACGACCATTCTCTGCATCACCAAAGATTGAAGTTGCGGATAAATCTAATTGATAGACATCACCACGTGGGTCATTCTCTAACAACACTGCAACACGCTGACGGTAGCGACATGCACGAGAACCATTAGAGCCTGAACCACCAATATTTTGTTTACAATCCGCGCACTTAGCGGCTTGTTTGTTTTCAGCTTTAGCGTCAGGGGTTACACCATCAGCAGACCAACAATCAGGTGCAGTTGGGGTTGCGTTCGGGTCATAAGCACCTTCGTAGAATACACGGGAAATATTCTCTGCCGCGGCTACGATAACTACGTTCATTGTATTTGATTCACTTGCCGCAACTTCTTTACCGTTTGCAACCATACGGAATACACGACCGCGAATTGAAATACGATGACTGTTTGAACCTTCACCACCCATTAAAGCTTTAGTTGTTGCATCTAACTCAATGGTGCGCAAGTGCGCTGGTAATGGCATATTTGATAATGATAATTCTGTAGACATATACTGCTCCTATCGTTTTGTAATAACTACTGCGTATCTGCTATCCACATTTAAACCTGGTGGATGTAAATCAGGGTTTTCTTCTAAGAATTGAGACATATTTCCTTGACTGACTCGCTTCTCTAATAAGTCCAAAGCATCATGCTCTTTCACAAAGTTATGGAACGAATACCAATCGTTTGTGTAGTACCGTTTGTAAACACGTTTTGTAATTGTGCCAAACTCAGTACGCATGCTCTCTGCACCCATTGTCTTTAACATCTCTAGTAGTTCAACATTAATTGCATCTAGCTGATCTTCTAAAGCTTTATCTTCGGTTTCAAACGCTTCTTTAATCTGTTTACGTTTGTCGCGAATCTTTACATATACCTTAACTAATTTCTTAGCTAAGTCCCCGTTCTCTTCTGACATACTGCCTCCTTAGCGAAAGTGAGAAACCATTTTACTCCTTAAATCTAACAATGTCAACCCTCATCTACAACTGTTTTATATAAATCAATCATACGAGAATGAATGTCGACTTTCTCATCGAGCATCTTATAGATGCGTTTTTCCACAGCACTACCTTGCAAGTGCACGACAGTTACTGGGTTCCTCTGCCCTGCGCGATGTACGCGAGCATTAGCTTGTAAGTAAGTTTCGATAGATGTAATCGGCCCCCACCATACAATTACGTTTGCGGCATGAAGTGTTACCCCATGAGCCGCGGCTTGCGGTTGAATGACTAAAACTCTAGGGTCGTGT